TACTTCTATTTGTTCCCATTTATGGGATACTTGTTGCGGTAGGTGCTGCTATTATTCTTGATACTTTCACGGGAATATTTAAAAGCGTAAAATTGAATGGGTGGAAGAGTGTTAGAAGTAAAAGATTATCTCAGATTGTGTCAAAAATGCTATTGTATGAAATATGCGTTTTATTATTATTCGTAATTGATAAATTCATATTAAACGAGTTTATATTTAAGTGGTTAGGTATAGACTTTATGTTTACTAAAATATCTGCTATACTATTGATTTTTATAGAATTAGTTTCTATAAAAGAGAACATAGAAGAGGCTTATAACATAAAAATTTGGGATATGCTTAAAAAAGCATTTCTTAGAGCGAAGGAAGTTAAAGATAACGTTGACGATTTAGCAGACTAATGGATAAGGTAACTCTTGACAGAATAGCTACGCTACACCCTAAAATAAGACAAAAAGTATTAGCTGCTTATTTGTATGTAAACAACAAACTCCTTGGAAAAGGAGTTCGTTTGCGTTTTGCATATACCACAAGAACAAACGAAGAGCAAGCAGAAATGTATGCTCAAGGAAGAACAAAACTTTTTGATTCAACCGGAAAAAGATTAGGTATAATTACTCAAGCAAAAGCAGGTCAAAGTATTCACAATTACCATTTGGCATTCGATATAGTTCTTCTTCTTGATAAAGACGGAGACGGAAAATTTGAATCAGCAACTTACGAGATGTTGGATTTCGATAAAGATGGAAAAAAAGATTGGCTTGAGGTTGTCGAATATTTTAAATCAATTGGTTTTACTTGGGGTGGAGATTGGAAATTTAAAGATGCTCCTCATTTTGAAATGACTTTTGGTCATTCTTGGAGAACGCTAATGGAATCTGTCCGTAATGGAAAAACATTTACGGAAGTAATCAATGGAAAAACATATACTTATGTTAAGATATAGTTTCATATTTTTATTCGTATTACTTGCATCTTGTGGTGCGAGAAAAGTTGATGTGCAAAAAACAGATACGGTAGTAAAAGTTGATAGCACCTCAACAATTAAAAAAGAAGAAGTTGTTGTTACTCAAAACAATATAAGTATAAATACGGATACAGATGAAATGGAGATTACTCCAATAGATTCTACTAAGCCTGTTGTTATTGGAGAAAAAAAATACTTCAATGCTAAAATCAGATACAAAAAAACCAAGGTTGCAGTAGTCGATGCCACTAAGAAACAAGAGGTTAAGAAAGAATCTCAAGAAGTAAAAGTGGTAAAAGATAAAAAAGAAAAAGTATTCAAAAAACATATAGACAAAAAGGAAAGCCACACAGTTTTTTGGTGGTGGCTTTTAATCATTTTGTTGGTTTTATTGTTTTTTTATACATACAGAAAGTTAAATAAAATATTACTTTAATGAAAAGACCCGACACTCCGTTAGCAGCTACGCCTGAGCCTATTAGTGGAACAGCAAAAAGCAAATCTACATCTAATGAAAGACAAAGAGATGGCAAGTATTCTGCCTCTCATACTTCGCATTCAAGTTTTACTAAATCAGATGGTTCTTCTATGAATACTTTTGCTAAGCAAAAAGAAAAGGAAAGCGGAAAGATTAAGTATAAATCTTATGATGTAGCTTCTGATGAGAAAGGAAAGCCAACAGCTTTGCAGATAACTCGTCAAACAAATACAGGAAATAGTAGAACGAGAGTTATAACTAATCCTAAAAAGATAGAACGCAAAATGGAAAGAGTCTTAAAAAGAAATCAATAATAATTCATATATTTGTAGCATAACAATTAAATTAAATCAAAATGAAAAACACAAACAAATTTACGCAAGACCAAGTTCAAACAGTAACGCAAGAAGAGCTTGCTAAAATTAACGAGTTAAACTCAGAATTTAATAAAGCAAAATTGGCTATTGGAGATGTTGAATTGCAGAAGCAAAACATCTTACGTCATATCGAATTATTAAAAGCAGAGTTTTCTGCACACGAAAAGGCTTTAATTGAGAAATACGGTGCGGATTCTGTTATTAATATTCAAACAGGAGAAATAACGCAAAAAAAAGAATAAAATGGCAAAAATAAGCACTTATGCTAATGCGGGAAGTCCACAATTAGCAGATAAATTAATAGGAACCAAGGTAGGAGGAAGTCCTGTCGATGGAACGTATAATTTTACCCTTCAAAGTTTATTGAGTTTATTTGCTCAGAATATTACATTACAAAATGTACTTGATGCAGGAAATACAGCTACTGAAGATATAAACTTGACGGGAAATATTTATGTTACGTTGGTAAAGCCTGATGACATTGAAGATGAGACATCATCAACAGGTACAGCAGGACAGTTTTTATCAAAAACTGCAACAGGTATTTTATGGGACACAGTTGCAATACCACCTACTCCTACTTTAGATGAAGTGCTTACTGCCGGAAATGTTTCAATTCAAGATGCTTTTATTGGAGGTATATTTTTATACAATCCTAATGCTCTATCAGGAAATGGATATGTTTCTATTACAGGAGATAAAAATAGATTTAATTTCTATGACAATACAGGGTTTAATATGGCTATTGTAAGTCAAGATACTTTAACTTTCATAGACCCTGTTGTTACTTCTCGTCAATTTCAAATTAAGAAACCTACTGCTATTGCAGCTAACAGGGTTGCAACTTTTCAAGATGCTTCAGGTACTGTGGCTTATTTGTCTGACATACCTGTTGCTGTTACTCCTGATTTACAAATTGTTCTTACAGCAGGTAACACTGCTACTGAGGATATAAACCTTACAGGTAAAATAACTACTACTGATTTTGAAGCACAAAATGATATTTATGTTTCAACTCTTGGTGGAGACAGTATTATAGTAGGAAAAGGTCCCGGAAATAACAATAAAAGTATTGTTTTTGGAAATTTAGCATTAAATAGCAATACTACAGGGTCTGAGAACTTAGCTATTGGGTATCAATCTTTGAGAGATAATACTACAGGAGCTGAGAACTTAGCTATTGGAATATATGCTCTTGAACAAAATATAGGAGGTGGTGGAAATATAGCGATTGGTATTAATTCATTAGCAAGTAATCTTACAGGAAATAAAAATACTGCTATTGGAAACAATTCTCTTCGTGTTAATACAGCAGGTAATAACACAGCAGTTGGATTTGAATCGTTATTCTCAAATACATCAGGAACAAATAATGTTGCTATTGGTCTTGAGGCTTTAAGAGCTAATATAAATGGAGCAAATAATGTTGCTGTAGGTCTTCAGGCTTTAAATAGCAATCTTATTGGAGTAGATAATGTTGCTATTGGTAAAGAAGCATTGAGAAGTGCTACAGTCAACAGTCAAACAGCTGTTGGGTCTTTAGCGTTGTCATCTGCTACATCAGGACTTAGAAATACAGCTATTGGGTATCTTTCTTTGCTTACTATGACTACTGCAAATGATAATACCGCCATTGGTTTTTCATCATTATTAAATAATACAGGAGCTTCAAACACAGGTATAGGTAGTTCTGTAATGTTTTCAAATACAACAGGTATTCAAAATACAGCTGTAGGTGCTTTAAGTCTTCAATCTAATACAACGGGTAGTCAAAATGCAGCTGTTGGTTCTTTAACTTTGAGATTTAATACTACAGGTTCTTTTAACACAGCTCTTGGTTATAATGCTTTAAATGCCAATACAATAGGTACTCTTAACACTGCTGTTGGAAATCAGGCTTTGGCTCTTGCTACTTCAGGAGGTAGCAACACAGCTATTGGGTCAAGTGCTATGGCTAATACTACTTTTGGTGGGTCAAATACCGCTGTTGGTAATGGAGCTATGATTTTAAATACTACAGGAAGTTCTAACTTAGCTGTTGGAATTTCTGCTATGGTTAACAATACTACAGGTTCAAACAATGTGGCAATAGGTCCTTTTGCTTTATTTTCAAGTGTTGGAATTTCAAACAGTACAGCAATTGGATTTGAAGCGTTAAGAAGTATCACTACTTCAGGAAATAACAATACCGCTGTAGGTAATCAAGCTCTTAGAAATACTTCTTCAGGAAGTAATAATACAGCTGTTGGGTTTTTATCAATGCTTTCAAATACTACAGGAAGTGAAAATACATCGTTAGGAGAAGAGGCTTTAAGAGACAATCAAAGTGGTTCTCAAAATGTTGCTTTTGGAGCTAATGCTTTAAAAGCAAATACTACAGGAAATAATAACGTAGCTATTGGAAATTTAGCATTTAGCACTTCTACTGCTTCAAGTCAATCTGTAGCTATTGGTGCTCAGGCTATGCAAAATTCAGCAGTTTCAGACTCTGTAGCTATTGGTTATGCAGCGTTAAGAGATACAGCATCAGGTGGTGTTCAAAATACTGCAATTGGTTTTCAGTCTATGCTTGTAAATACTACAGGTGCGAGAAATACTGCTGTAGGATACAATGGGTTAAGAAGTAATACAACAGGTGTTGATAATGTGGCGATTGGTCATAATGCGTTAAATAGTAGCACTACTTCTCAAAAAAATATAGCAATAGGTCCTTTTGCTTTAAACAATACAAGTTCGGGTGGATTTAATGTTGCTATTGGGTATGAAGCGTTGTACTCAACGGGGCAAAGTAATAATATAGCTATTGGGTATCAATCTTTGAGAACAAATGTTAATGGAAATTTCAATGTAGCGGTTGGGCATAATTCATTGCAAAATAATCAAGGTGGCAATAACACAGCAATTGGTCAAAGTGCTTTAAGTAACAACACCGATTCAAATAATACAGCTATTGGGTATCTTGCTATGGCTAATGCCACAACTACGGGTTCTAATGTAGGTGTTGGTCTTTCCGTTTTACAAAGTACTACCGGTTCTGTAAATGTAGCTGTTGGTAATTTTGCAATGCAGAATAGTGGAGGTAATTTTAGCGTAGCAATCGGTTCGGAAGCATTACAATCTAATACAGCCTCGAATACTGTAGGTGTTGGTTATCAATCATTAAAAATTAATACAGGGGCTTCAAACACCGGTATTGGTAATGGAACTTTAAAAGCAAATACCACAGGTGGTTCTAATACAGCTGTAGGGTGGAACGCTTTGACGAGCAACACTACAGGAAATGGCAATACAGTTGTGGGACGAGGAGCAGGTGCTTTAATTACAACAGGAGGTAGTAATATTGGTGTTGGTAGTACTGCTCTTTTTTCGTGCACTACAGGTAGCGATAATGTAGCTATTGGTAATAATGCAATTGGAGGAGGTAATTCAGTAAGTGGTAATGTTGGAGTTGGAAATTCCGCAGGTAGAGATAGTAGTACAACTAATAATGTAACAGTTACTAACTCCGTTTTTATAGGTAATGAAACAAAAGCTAACCAAAGTAATGAAACCAACCAAATAGTTATAGGTTATCAAGCTATTGGAGCAGGCTCTAATACCGTTACTATAGGTAATACATCAATTATCAAAACAATACTTAGAGGTACTGTTAATATGGCTAACTTACCAACTTCTTCAGCAGGATTGGTTGCCGGAGACTTATGGAATAATTTAGGAATCGTAAACATAATTTAAAAAAAATGGAAAATTTAACACAAGAACAAATTGAAAAATCAATATCAGCTGCTTATGATTCAGTTGAATTGATAAAAACATTGTCTTCTGAATCAAATTTAGATGAAGAGCAATTGGCAACAGTAAGTAGAAACAAAGAACATTTAACTATTATGTTAGGTAAGGATTGGTTCTCAGGTGCTTTAACAGCTGCTCAGAAAAAAGACTTTGAAGATGCTGCAAAGTAATAGAAAAGCGAGGTTTATAAATAATCTCGCTTTTTTTTATATATTTGTAAAATAAAAATTAAATCAAATGAAAAAATTAACAATTAACGAGTTAAACATATTGGCTGAACTTTTAAGCCAATGTCAGAATGATAAGGATTTAAAAAGTCCTTCTACAATCATTACAGGAATAAGACTTACAAAGTCTGTTCATTCTTGCATCAAGAAATACTTTGAAGAGCAAAAAGAATTGTTTACACGATTTGATGTTGAACAAGTAGAAAAAGATGGAAACACTTATTTTGATTGGAGTGATAATCCTGCAAAAGAAAAAATCAATCAAGCATTAGCCGAGCTTAATAGCTTCGAGTATAGTGTAGAGTATCTTAACAAGATTGATGAAGAAGATTTCATTATTTACACAAGAGGATTAAATAATCCTCAGATTGTATTCCTTTATGATTATTTAGTAAAAGAGGACTAAGATGGACATTAGAAAAATATCAATAGGTGCTGACTACAAGAGCAATGCTATGCACTATCTTGTTGGTCAAAAAGTGCTTGGAGATACTAATGAAATACATCTTATTAGGTTTGATGAAAGACGAAACTCTTTCAAAATTTACATTATAAATGTAAAAGAGGAAGTGGTTTTGTGGAAAGAATTTAATTCTCAAATACCAATATCAATCGAATATAATATAAATTTTTAATGAAATCTCCATTTTACTTTATTGCAAAGCCTAAAAATGGAAAAAGATATGACAACACAAAAGACATAGCGGGAATTGAATTTATTGTAAGTACTTCGGAAGAAGACCATAAATTCTCAAACCGCTATGCTGAAGTTGTCGAAACTCCATTAGGCTATACCGGTCCTATAGAAATAGGAGACACACTGCTTGTTCATCATAACGCTTTTAAGTATTATAATGATATGCGTGGTCGTCAAAAAAGCGGGAAAAGTTTCTTTAAAGATGATTTGTTCTTTATTGAGACCGACCAATTCTTTATGTATAAGAAAGGGGATAAGTGGTTTTCTTATGACAGATATTGTTTTGTAAAACCAATTGCTGCAATTGAATCATATATCAAGAAACCATTTAACGAAGAACCATTAATGGGTAAAATGATTTATCCAAATGATTACTTACTAAGTCAAGGCGTTAATTCGGGAGATACGATATGCTTTAAACCTGACAGTGAATATGAATTTACTGTGGACGGAGAAAAGTTATATAGAATGTATGACCACCAAATAACTATGAAGATATGATAAATGTTGTAGATAATTTTTTAGAAGAAGAGATTTATGAATCTGTTTATAAACATTTATCTGAGAATGAATTTGTTAGAGTAGAAGTTGGAGATAAACCCTTTTGGGTCCAATATACTAATGAGGAATTTGATAATTTAGTTCTTGATAAGTTAAGTGAAATAGATGGTGTCAAGAGAGAGTGTTTGTTAGGTTTTTTTAGAGTAGCAACAGAAGAGTTAGATACTGATTGGAGAATACACGCTGATTCAAAAGTAGGGGATATTAGACCTGAAAGAGCTTTAGTGTTGTATATATCTGAATCAACAAAAGAAGGTCTTCACGGTACTGCATTTTGGAAACATAAAGAAGTAGGGTATGAAATGCCTTTAGATACTTCCGATGAGGAAGCTAATAGATTTCTTTTAGAAGAAGCTAATATTTTAGATAATTGGGATTTACATTCTGTAGTTGGCTATAGACCTAATAGAGCAGTTATGTATCCATCAAATTATTTTCATAGTAAGTATCCAAACACAGGTTGGAAAGAAGGAAGAATGGTTTATGTAATGTTTTACAGATAGTATATGAGCACAAAAGATATAAAGCTGAAAATCATAGCAGCAGGACATAAAGCTGTAGAAGAACTAATCAAGGTCGCTGAAGACTCCATATTGGACCCAAATAGCGAAGGAGATGACTTGGCTGCTGATAAGCTAAAAAATGCAGCAGCAACAAAAAAATTAGCTATATTCGATGCGTTTGAGATTCTAAACAGAATTGAAGCCGAAAAGGAAAGCATTGAATTATCTGAAAAAGGAGGAAGTAGAACTGATACAAGACAAGGATTTGCTGAAAGAAGGTCTAAATAGTTTATATTCTATAGTCAATGATTACATACCGAAGGCTGTTATTTCTAATAAAAACAGAAATAAGTCTTGGCAGTATGGTTATAATGACCAATACGATGTTGTTGTAATATCAAAGACAGGACAGATTGGAGATGTGATAAATATATCGGGTCTCCATATTGCTATACCTCCAACTCCCGATAAGTGTCTTCAAAGACACACAAGCAAACCTGAGCAATATTGGGAAAGACAGCCACTACCTAAATCATTAGAAAGAATACAATCAATATTCCAATGGAATGAGATGCCTGCTGAATTTAAAAACAGATGGGTAGATTACATTGAGCAAGAGTTTGACCGCAGAGAACAAGGAGTTTGGTTTATGAACAATGGAATCAAAACTTATGTAACAGGTTCTCATTATATGTATCTTCAATGGTCAAGTATTGATGTTGGTTATCCTGACTTTCGTGAAGCAAATAGAATCTATTGGTTATTTTGGGAAGCGTGCAAGGCAGACGAGAGATGTTTCGGAATGATTTATCTTAAAATCAGACGTTCAGGATTCTCTTTTATGTCTTCATCTGAAGCTGTAAACATAGGAACTCTTGCACGAGATTCTCGTATTGGAATACTATCCAAAACAGGAGCCGATGCTAAAAAGATGTTCACTGATAAAGTAGTTCCAATTAATAGTAGACTTCCATTTTTCTTCAAGCCAATTATGGACGGTATGGATAAACCAAAGACTGAATTGGCGTTCCGTGTTCCGGCAGCTAAGATTACTAAAAAAAATATGTATGATTCTGAGGCTGAGATTATCGAAGGATTGGACACATCAATAGATTGGAAAAACACAGAAGACAACTCTTATGACGGAGAAAAACTATTGTTCTTGGCTCACGATGAGTCCGGGAAGTGGACTAAACCTAACAACATCAAAGAGAATTGGCGTGTAACAAAAACCTGTTTGCGATTAGGTTCTAAAATTATTGGGAAGTGTATGATGGGTTCAACATCAAATGCTTTGTCAAAAGGAGGTCAGAACTACAAAGATATGTACGAGGATTCTAACGTATTGGTTAGAAATGCCAATGGACAGACTAAGTCAGGATTGTATTCATTGTTTATTCCTATGGAATGGAATATGGAAGGATTTATTGATAGATACGGTATGCCTGTATTCTACAAGCCAAAGGAACCTATAATGGGGGTTGATGGTGGTTGGATTAAGAATGGTGCTATAGACTATTGGGAAGCAGAGGTTGATTCATTGAAAAGTGATGCCGATGCTTTAAATGAGTTCTATCGTCAGTTTCCAAGGACAGAATCACACGCATTTAGAGATGAGAGCAAACAATCTTTGTTTAACCTTACAAAGATATATCAACAAATAGATTATAACGATAGCTTGATTAAAGAACACTATCTAACAAGAGGTTCTTTTCATTGGCAAGATGGTATGAAAGATACTAAGGTTATATTTACCCCTGACCAAAGAGGTAGGTTCTTAGTGAGTTGGACACCTGCAAAACACCTTCAAAATAATGTCCACATAAGAAATGGAGTAAAGCACCCCGGAAACGACCATATTGGGTCATTTGGCTGCGACCCTTATGATATTTCAGCTGTAGTAGGCGGTAGAGGGTCTAATGGGTCTCTTCACGGATTAACTAAGTTCAATATGGACGAAGCTCCTTCAAACGAATTTTTCTTAGAATACATAGCAAGACCACAAACAGCAGAGATATTCTTTGAAGATGTTCTTATGGCTTGTGTGTTTTATGGTATGCCTATTCTAATTGAAAACAATAAGCCTCGATTATTATACCATTTCAAAAACAGAGGGTACAGAGGATTTTCTTTGAACAGACCTGACAAACAATATAACAAATTGACAAAGACAGAAAGAGAACTTGGAGGAATACCGAACTCTTCTGAAGATGTTAAGCAGTCTCACGCATCAGCTATTGAGTCATATATTGAGAAGTATGTTGGATTCGATATGGCTGCAAACTATAG